CCGCCGCCGTAGGTTACGACATCGCCCACGTAGTAGCGGTTGATATCACCGGAAGGCGTGTGCCATGCGGACAACGGCCATGCGTTGTGGGCTACGGCGAGTCCCCAGATGGTTTCTCCCCATTGCATGACGTGGCTGATGCCACCCGTGTTGGTGTTGGCCGGGGGAGTGCTCGGCTGCACGGGCGCGGGCGTTGCCGGGGCCGGGGCTGTGGAGCCGGTGGGATTGGCGTACAAATCCCACTGCCATGCCTCGCCACGGAAAATGTTGAGGTCAATCGGACTCCACGTGTTGACCACGCCGGTACCGCTGTACTGGCGCATGGCCTCGCCGTATGCGCCCAGCATCCACGGGGATGCCTGATAGCCGGTCGGGCTCATGTTGGCGTATTGTGCAATCCATAGGCCGTACCGGTTGCGGATGTCCTGCGGGATGGCGCCGGCCACCGGGCCGGTGTACAGCAACGGGCGCACACCGCCCGAAAGCCGCTCACATTCACTCATGAAGCGGCGCACCCAGTCCCAGTTGCCCCATGCGGGGTTATCATCCATCTCCCAATCCAACGCCACAATGCCGTGACGCCAATAGTTCGACGTATTCCGGTAAAAGAATTGGGCTTCGGCCTCCGGGTTGCCTCCCATGGCGTAGTGATACAGGCCGAATTTCTTGCCGGATGCTTGTGCCTGGGCGATCATGCGGTTGGCGTCCGTGTTGACGCCGGACACCAAGCAGTTGTTGTTGACCTGTCCGGTGCCCCATGTGGTGCCGACCACGATGAAATCGGCCTGCATGTTGTACACGTCTACGCCGCACTGCCAGTTGGACATGTCCACGCCCTGCATGTCCGCGTGCGCGGTCGCCGGAAGCAGCATCATGCAGATGGCGGCGGCCAGTGCCGTGACCTTGGCGAACAGGCGCTTATGCCATGGCTTCGGCTTGTCCTTGTTATTGACCATATGTCCCCTTTCTCGGGATGGATTGTTGTTTGTGGCCCACGGTCGTGGGTCAGGATTGTCACGGCCCACTCGGGGCCGTCAATGAAAAAGCCCCACACGGAATGGTGTGGGGCTAGAATCAGTCGAGCTTGTACAGTCGGGGAGTGAACGTCTTATCGACCTCGCCCGTGGTGTCTATGAAAATGTTGCAGTTGAAGGTGCCGTCCTTCAAGGTTTTCGGCCCATAGCTAGTGGGGCCGAACACATCTTGGCGGCCGCTTCCGTCATCGGGCGTGACGGAGGCTTGCACGCCGAGCAGCCATGAGTTATCGCCGAACGGCCAGTCCGTGGCGTCCATCGTGTACGTTCCCGCATCCACATGCACCACACTGGTCAAGTTATTCCACGAGCCGGCCTCTGTCGTGGTGGAGCCTTTGAAACGGTACGTGCCCGGCGATGGTTCCGTGACCATAACACCCGGGTCGGCACCCACTGTCGTAGGCAGGCCGGTGACACGCGGATACAGGTTCGAATTCCCCCCCCCCCCCATAAGGCTCGTGTTGTCGGGTCGCATCCACTCGTGCGCGGTGTCGCCGGATTCGAGCTGGGCTCGGATGTCGCCGTCCTTCGCGGTGGGCGTGGCCTCGCTGGAGAGGATTTCGAAGCGCAGGCTGACGGTGCCGGCAGGGATTGCAACGGCATTGCCGTTCGAGGTGGCCTGACCTTCTAGCTGGTGTCCTTTGGCGTCGAGGAATTTGACGCTGGTGGTCAACCCGGCGATACCAGTGCCGCTGAGTTTCACGGTGCCCTGTACCGGGCATGAGAACGTCCACGACAGGCCACGCCATTGACCGGTGGCGGTGCCGGTGACATGCAATGACCCGTCACTGTTGACGATGGCGGTCAAACCGTTGCCCGACGCGGGGCCATAAGACAACAGGTTACGGGATAATACGGTGACGGGCACGGTTTTCGTGATCTTGCCTGCGGTCAGTTTCAGACTCGTGGCACCCATGCTCTTACCTGTGATTGATATTGCGCCCATATTGGCCTCCTTTTATTACATCCTTAATGGTTACTGCTTGATGGTTGCGATGGTCTTGTCCGTGATATCTGCCGTGTACTCCTGCGAGGCTCCGTCTGGGCCTACGAGCACGGACAGCGTGCCGGATTCGCCGACCCTCAGGGTCAGACTGTCCGGCGTGACGGCGATGGTCTTCGGCGTCGGCGCGCCAACGCTGGCGACTGTCGGATTCGCGGCCACGGCGGTGAATCCCTGCGACGCTTCCGTGGGCAGGACACGCACCTTGAGGTACTTTTCCTCGCCCACACGCAGGGTGATGTTGTCGATGGGTCTGCCGGAATCGTCCGTGACCTTGATGGACTCGGGCGCGTAGGCCGCGCTGATGGACACGGCGGCGGAAGTGAAACCGTTGACCGTGGCCGTCACCAATATGGTTCCGCCATGCCGCCACGTGAGCGTGTTGCCCGAAACCGTGGCGGTGGAAGTGTCCCGGCTTGTGAACGTCACGTTCTTGGTGGTCAGCAGATCGCCAACATGACCGTCCGCATACGTGGCCTTCGCCCCCAGTTTCAAAGTGCCGGACACGGCCAGCGACTTGGGCAACGTCCTGCCCTTATCATCCGTGATCTCGATGGAGACCACCGTGTCCTTGTCCAGCGGCCATACGAGTTTGCCGTTGAATAGGGCGTTGTACGTGTGGCCGTTCAATAATGGTTTGCCGACACGTTTGCCGGCGTATAGGGCTGGCATGGTCAGGCCTCCTTCACGGTAACCTTCTTGGCCTTGGCTTTCACGGCCTTGGCTGCGGGCTCCTCCGACACGGTTCCGGCTGGCGTCTCCCCGGCGGAGTCCTTGCCGGTTCCCCCCGTGGTGCCTTCGGTGGTGCCGGTGGAGGGCAGTTCGGAAGCCGCAGCATCCGCCTTGTCCTTGACCGCCTGCACCGTCGAATCGATGGTGGCGATAGCCGATTCGCCCTTCGCCGCAACCGCGTTGGCGGTATCGGCCACGGTCTGCGAATCATTGGCGACGGAAGCCGCCGCCGTACTGGCGTTCGACGCGAGGACATCCAGATCGGACTGGGTGGCGGTCGCGGAATCCGCGGAGGACCGGGCGCTCAGCATGGCGTTCTTCGCCAGCATGGCGTTCGTCTGCGCTTCGGCCGTGATGGACTCCAGCGTGCTCATGACCGCAGCGGCCTTCGCGACGCTGGCGGTCTCGTTGAAGAACACCAGCACGTCCGGGTATTGCGCGGAAAGCGTCTCCGCCTCCGACTGGGTGGACGCCCTGCGAACCTTCAACAGTTGGGAGCCGGCCATATCCTTCGGGACGAACGTGCCGGCGTCAACCTCCACAAGGTCAGCGTACTCGACCCTGGCCTGGGAGTCCGGCACTTCGACGTAACGCGTGTACGCCTGCGGCGAATCAGCCAACTCCACGACCTGCCACACAAACGCAGGAGTCGTAGGCAGCAGGTCAACCGTCAGCTCACCCGTTTCGGACAGATTCGCGTCGAACGAGGCCGCGATAATAAGATTCTTCGCCGCGTCGAAGTGACGACGCACCGGGCGGAACCGCAGCGTACCGGTCACAGGGTCCAAGCCGCCCGTCTTCGGCTTCCTGATGGAAATATGGATTTGGGTCATTACTGTTCCTCCTTATTGGATTCGATGATTGTTTCCGGTGCAACGTCCGGGCGAAGCTCGTCCGGCAGCGAGGGCTTGGGATGACGTTTCAAATTGTTGACCATGTTTCCCTTTTCTCTGGGATGGATATTGTTTGTGGCCCACGGTCGTGGGTCAGGACTGTCGTGGCGCTATCGGCGCGGATTGGATGTCATTGTTGAGCGATGTCCCGTGGCCGTTGCCGCCCAGGCTGTGATAGCTGTCGTAGAGGCGTTGGGAGCGTGATTTGAGGTCCTCGTCCGCCACTCCGTCGTGCTCGATGACCATTTCGCGGCGCAGGTCCTCCAACTGGCACAGCAGGAGCTCGCGCAGCCCGTTGACCATGGCTTTGCCCCATCGCCACATCAGGCCCAAAACCGTGGCCACGCCGCCACAGATAAAAGGCACGAGCCAATCGA